AGCATTTGGTTCTATCTCTCAGTTTGTTAAACGAATGAACGTTATTGGTTCTTTCTTTCACGCTAAGTCTTTGATGGAAGTCCAGTCTAGTGCTAACATACCTATTTGGTCACCCATTAAAGAATCTATTGTTCTTCCTTTGGTAGAAAAAGGAGCTAAAGCTTTTACTGGTAAAGATATACAACTGTCTGCTATTAGTAAAGCTGTAGATGAATTTAAAAAAGGTGGTGTTGGTTCTAGTGTTGACAAGTGGATTAGAGAAGATGGTCTTCAATTGGGTGTACCAGAAGATGTGACTCAAGGAATACTTACGGCTACAGGTAAATTTGCTGATACTTTAATTGGTAAGTTTGGACCTAAGACTAGGGTATTAGAGAAGTCTCTTAGTATTGTTGAGAAGTATACTTTAGGATACTTTGATAAATACACTTGGGATTATTTACACACAGGCATTAAGTTATCAACTGCTGAAGCTTATTTAGATAGGGCACGTATGCAAGCTTCTAAAGAGGGTAAACCTTTTGATGAAGCAGTAAGTCGTAAAGAAATAGCTAAGTTTTTAAATGAAGCTGGTGGTGGTCTTAATTGGTATCAAGCTGCATTAGATTCTAGAACAGAATTTGGTAAACGTGTTGCTCTTGCTGCTTATAGCCCTGAAGGTCGTAGAGCACTTCAAATAGCTTTGTTTGCTCCAGACTGGACTATATCTACTGTACGTGCTTTTAGTTCTGCTCTACCCAAAGATCTTAACCCAAGTACGTGGCATCCAGTAGAAGGCATTAAAGGTTTAGCAGTTCCTACAACTAAAGGAGACTATGCTAGGTTGTATCAGTTTAAAACAGCATTAACATACTTTACTTTGTTAAATGCTATTAATATGATGACAGCTAATAGACCTATATGGGAGAACAAAGATCCTACTCGTATAGAGTTTCCAGATGGTACTTCTATGCAAGCTATGAAACACGCTATGGAACCTTATCATTGGCTTGCTGATCCAGATAAAACTCTTTCTAACAAGCTAGGGTTTTTACCTAAAGCTGCTATTGTTGGTATAGGTGGTTTAGAGTATGCTAGTCCTAATGCTCCTAAACTTGTTGATAGAAGTGCTTTGAGTAGGTTGGGTGCTGTTGCTAAAGGTATGGCTCCTTTCCAAGTACAAGCTGCTAGTAGTGCTCCTGAAGGAGAAGGTGTTAAACGTGCGTTACTAGGAACAGCAGGATTTCCTATTTATGGTGCTGATGCTGATACTAGAAAAGCTCAACGTGCTGAACGTGAACTTGCTACTAAAGAACAAGCTTGGAACTATAGAGACAAAGAAATTAAAGCTGGTCGTATGGAGTGGACTCCTAAACACGACAAAGAAAAAGAACGGTTAGATAAACGTAGAGAAAAACTCGAACAAAGTAAATAATTATGAAACTTCTAATCATTGACCAATTTGATTGTGGATTTGCTATGGACTTGGCTATCAAGTCTGCTGCTTACGGACACGATGTACGTGTGTATATGCGTAACAACTTTGATGGTACTCGCTGTGAAAACGGTGATGGTATGGATTGTTTTAAGAAAGTACCTGATTGGGAACCCAGTATGGACTGGGCTGATCTTATATTTGTTACTGATAACAGCAGGTATATACAACGTATAGAACCTTATAGACGTAAAGGATACCCCATTTATGGCTGCAATGTAGAAGGTGCTAGATGGGAACAAGATAGAGAATACGGGTCAGCTATATTTGAAAGAGCTGGTATTGCTACTATTCCTATGCAAAAGTTTAAGAAGTATGATGATGCTATAGCACTTGTACTTGCTAATAAAAACAAACGTTATGTATCTAAACCTGTTGGTGATGGAGATAAAGCTCTTAGCTATTGTTCTAAAGACTGGCGTGATATGGTCTTTATGCTTAACAAATGGAAGAAGAGCAATGCTTACGATGGTGAGTTTGTTCTACAAGAGTTCCACAAAGGCTGTGAGATGGCTGTTGGTGGATGGTTTGGTTTAGGTGGATTCTCTAAACACATACTTGAGAATTGGGAGTTTAAGAAGCTAATGTCTGGGGATCATGGTCCTGCTACTGGTGAGCAAGGTACTGTGATGAGATATACCCAGAAGAGTTTGTTAGCTGAAAAAGTTTTATTACCTTTAGAAGGTTTTTTACATGGTATAGGTTACAGCGGTTATATAGACGTTAACTGTATCATTGATGATAAGGGTAATCCCTGGCCCCTAGAGTTTACTACTCGTCCTGGATGGCCTCTATTCCAGATCCAACAAGCTCTACATACAGGCTGTCCTATTGGTTGGATGCTTGACTCTTTAGATGGTAAAGACACCCTTAAAGTTAAAGATAGCATTGCTTGTGGTATTGTTGTATCTCAACCTGACTACCCTTACAACAACGTTAAAAAGAAAGAAAATACAGGCTACCCTATCTTTGATTTAACAATGGAAGATGCTACTAGTAACATCCATTTGTCAGAAGTTAAGATGGGTTTTGGACCAGGTAAAGATGGTAGAAACACAGAGCCTTGTATAGTTACGGCTGGTAGTTATGTAATGACTGTCTCTGGTACAGGCAAAACTGTTTATGATGCCAAATGTGATGCTTATGATACTTTTAAGAAAAAAATATGTATGATTAACTCTCCTATGGTTAGAGATGATATAGGAGAAAAATTAGAAGAAATGCTTCCACTACTTCAAAAGAATGGCTATTGTAAAGACATTAAATATAAGTAATTACTATGGCTACTAATCCTAATTCAAACATTCCGATTCCACAGAATCCTATAGGGGAGAATTACCCCTGGAGAGATTGGTTTCAAAAGCTTAGTAATAAAGTATATGGTTCTTTAGCTAGTCAAAATTCTAATGGAGTTACTATAACAGGTGGTACTATAGACAATACGGCTATAGGTTCTACTACTCCATCAACAGGTAACTTTACAAGTTTAAAGTTAAGTTCTCCTTTAAAAATAGCGTATGGTGGAACTAATGGTTTTGCTGTACCTTCTGCTGGTGCCGTAGCTTATGGCAATGGTGGTGCTTACGCTTTTACTGCTGTAGGTACTACAGGTCAAGTGCTTACTTCTAATTCAGGAAGTACACCCACTTGGACTACTGTTGTCAATAAAATTGTTGCTGGTACCAATATAACTATATCTCCAACTGGAGGCACTGGTACTGTAACAATTAACGCTTCTACTGGTACTACTGGAACAGTTACAAGTGTTGGACTTGCATTACCCTCTTCAGTTTTTAATGTAACTAATTCACCAGTTACTACTACAGGAACACTAACTGGAACACTAACAACTCAAGCTGTTAATTCAATATTTGCTGGTCCATCTAGCGGTGTTGGTTCTTTTCCTACATTTAGGGCATTGGTTACTGCTGACATACCTGCTTTACCTTACGGAACTGGTACGGTTACGAGCGTAGGAATGACAGTCCCATCTATTTTATCTGTAAGCCCATCTACAATTACAACAACTGGTTCATTTTCAATTAGTTTAACAACTGAATCTCCTAACACATTGTTTGCAGGTCCTGCTAGTGGATCAGCAACTACACCTACATTTAGAGCTTTAGTTAGCACTGATATACCAACTCTTAGTCAATATCAAGCAACTCTTGTTAGTGGAACTAACATTAAAACTGTTACTGGTAACACGTTGTTAGGTTCAGGAGACGTAGGAACTATTGGAATAGCTTATGGTGGTACTGGATCTACAACAGCTTCTGGAGCATTAACTTCTCTTGGTGCCCAAGCTATAGCTGCTCCTACAACTGTGACTACAAGCACCTATAGTCTTAGTACAACTGATTTGTGGGTGATTAACAACTATGCTGGTACTTGTACACTTACGCTACCAACTGCTTCTAGTTATTCGGGTAGAGTATTAAACATACAAAACTACCAAGCTTTTACTGTTGTATCTGCTTCTTCAAATGTAATTCCTATTGCAGGTGGATCAGCATCAACTGCTATTCTTAATGCAATTGCAGGAGATAGGTGTACTTTAGTTTCTAATGGTACAAATTGGGTAATGACCCAATACACACCTAATAATATCCTACTACAGGGATAAAAATGGAACCATTTACTCTTGCTTTAGCTGCTCTTTCTGCTGTTAAACAAGGCATAGCCTTATACAAAGATGCTAAAAGCACAGGTTCTGAAGTTATTGAAATAACACGTGAACTTAGTACTTCGCTCGGATCATTTTTTGACCATCAAGAACAAGCTATTAAACAAGATGAAAAAACAAAGAAAAATCCACCAAAAGGTAAATCTTTACAAGCAATAGCTCTTGAGAATGTTCTTAGACGAAAACAATTAGAACAAGCAGAAGCAGAACTTAGGGAGTTACTTGTATATCAATCTCCTCCAGAATTAGGTGCTGTATGGACTGAGTTTGAAAAAGAACGTGAGAAACTAAAAAAAGAACAAAAGATACAAGATGAACTATTAAAAAAAAAGAAGTTGCTGACAAAAGAAAAAATCACGAACGGATGGAGAGGTGGAATATTAGAATTGCAATCTGTATTGCAGTTTTGGTGGTCACCTTTGTTATTGTTGGGTTAATGTTTCAAATAGATCGTATGTATAAAGCAGACAAATACGAACATGAGATAGAGTTTGAGTTTAGAAAACGCTTTTATAGCGACACAAAAACGTTAGAATGTTTTCAAATATTTAAAGAAACTGGTTTTGTTCCTAAATACTGTAAGGATATATTATGAATTGGTTATCACAAATTGCTCCTACTATTGCCACTGCTATTGCAGGACCCTTTGGTGGTCTAGCATACGAAGCAATTTCTAAAGTAATAGGTGTATCTCAAGATGATGCTAAGAAGATGCTTGATGATGGTAAACTTACTGCCGATCAAATAGCATCCGTACAACAAGCTGAGATAGCTCTAAAAGCTAAAGCACAAGAACTTAACCTAGACTTTGAACAACTAGCTGTACAAGATAGAAGCTCTGCAAGAACAATGCAAATAGCAACTCAGTCTTGGATACCACCTATCTTAGCCATAGGAATTACAGGAGGTTTCTTTGGTATACTTTTTGGATTAATGTATGGTCAGGTACAACATACGCCTCAAATTGATATTATGCTAGGTTCACTTGGTACTGCTTGGACAGGCGTAGTTGCTTTTTATTTTGGTTCTTCAGCAGGTAGTCAAAAGAAAGACGAACTTTTACATCAATCAACACCAGTGGTATTAAAATGATTAACTCAAGAGATTTAAATGAACTACTTCCAGAAGTTAAAACAAGAGTTGAAAAGTTTATTCAGTCTTGTAAAGATAAAGGCATTGATATACTTGTTACTAGTACGTATAGAGACATGGAAAGCCAAGCAGCTCTCTATGCTCAAGGAAGGACCACAGAAGGAAAAATTGTCACAAATGCTGGACCTGGTGATTCTTATCACAATTGGCGTTGTGCTGTGGATGTTGTTCCATTGGTAAACGGAAAACCTGATTGGGATGGGTCACACCCAGTTTGGGAACAAATAGGTTTAATTGGGTCTGAATGTGGGTTAGAGTGGGCAGGCAAATGGATTCACTTTAAAGAGTTAGCTCACTTTCAATATACCAACGGTTTAACCATAGCCCAATTAAAAAGTGGTGCTACCATAGTTTAAAATCTATTTATTAATTTTTTAGTGGGTACTTTATCAGGATCAGGGTAAATACCTAGTTGTATCTCCTCTGATCTAATTTGTCTGTCAAGGTAATTTCTTAACCAATCAATACCCCCTATGTCTTGAAACATTTCTCTTTGTTTTAGAGTAAGACGTATACCATAGGTTTTGCTACCTGTTAGATCACTTTTTGGTCTTGGCATTTTTAGCTTCCATCATTGCATCGGCTATTGTGTAACAGTCTTTAGCTACAAGGTTTTTCCAATTATCATCCCAACCGTGCATTTGAGCTTGTTCACAATACTTTGTGTACATAGAGTTTAAAGCAAGACCTGCAAACCAATCTCTCAGATCCATACCACCATTCTTTTGTCTACCTACTACTGCTCCTTTTTCAGGACTATATAAAGGCTGTGTGCTTGGGAATGCTTTCATTCTGATTTTCCTATGCTATAAATAATAAAACAAAATACCGCTGTAATCCATATAGCAGCTGTAAATAAAACTGCTACTAGTAACAATAAGTCTAGGATTTCATTCAATGTTTTTCTCCTTAAGTTTATCTTGTATAAATAACAAATGTCTTTCAAACTCTGGTTTATTTAGAGGTGAGTGCATATCTACCCATATCTGAACTGTTTCTCTATCTGTTAGATTACGATAGGG